GAAAAACGTACACGTTTACAAGTTAGGGAATGGGTAGGAAAGGACCAACACCACAACCAATTGCGGTTTTAAAGGCAAAAGGCACTATAAACGTGACACGTGCAAACGATCCAATTGCAGACACGAATGCTTTGCAATGGGTTCATAATGAAGTGCCTTCACCACCTGAAGATTTGAATGATGTTGCAAAAAAAATGTGGACACAACAACTGATGCAGTCACAAAAACTTTATGGATATATATCATTCATTGACCTGACTTTGTTCAAGGAATATTGCTATGTATATAGTGAATTAGAATGGTTAAAAGAAAACACAAAAGGTCGGTTTTATCTTGATGATAAAGGTGCAAAAAAAATTGATCCATTATACATGGAACTTAATAAATTAAGGAAAGACTTTTTAAGATTGTCGCAAGAATTTGGATTTAGTCCATCAGCAAGAACAAGAATCCAGTTGCAACAAAAACCTGACGAAGATAAAGACATTTATTCTGATGGCATATAAAACAAACTTCAAAAATATTGACCTTGATAAATATTACTTTGATGAAAGGACTGCAAACATTGTGGTCCAATATATTGAAGATAATGTCAAGCACGTAAAAGGTGACAAAGCTGGTGAACCATTTATTTTGGAGCAATGGCAAAAGGATGATATTATTAAACCATTGTTTGGTTGGAAGCACAAAGAAACTGGACTTCGAAAATACACAAGTGCATACATTGAGATTCCAAAAAAATCAGGTAAGTCATTTTTGGCTGCATCCATTGCGTGTGTGTTTATTGACATAGAACGTGAAGGTGGTTCTGAAATTGTTGGTGTTGCTTGGGGAAGAAAACAAGCTGGTTTGGTTTTCGATGCAACAAAGCAAGTAATTCAAAAATCACCAAGATTAAAATCCAAGTGCAATATATATCGAAACTCGATTACTGCACCTGACCACATTGGTGGTTTAAAAACATATCAAATATTATCAAAAGAAGCTGGTGGTGAAGATGGAATAAATCCACAATTGGCAATCATTGATGAATTGCACGTTCATAAAAATAATGAAGTTCTTGAAATGGTTGAAAAATCACAAGGGGCCAGGAAGCAACCTTTGTCGTTTATTATCACAACCGCTGGTTCAGATTTATATGGTATTGGATATCAAAGACATGAACAAGCCATTGACATTGCAAAAGATTTAATTGAAGATGAATCACAACTGGTTTGCATCTATGGTGCAGACAAAGATGATGATCCATTTGATGAACGTACTTGGAAAAAAGCAAATCCAAATTACAACATAAGTATTGGTAAACGTGCTTATGAAAAGGAAGCAAACAAAGCTATGGTTAGTGCAGCAAGTTTGAATTCATTTAAAAGATATTATCTAAATGTTTGGACACAATCAAAGGATGGTTGGATTAATGATGAGATATGGACCAAATCACATTGGGATTTTGATGATGAGATGTTGCGTGATTATCCTTGTTATGGTGGGCTTGATTTGTCATCACGAAGTGACATCACTGCATTTAGTTTAGTTTGGAATATTGATGGAAAGTATTATTCAAAAAATTGGTTTTGGCTTCCTGAAGATAAAGGATCACAATCAGCGGATAAAAAAAACATTCAATATCGTGAATGGGTTCGTGATGAATATATTGAAGAAACAAGTGGGAATGTAATTGACTATGATTTTATCATTTACAAACTTGGTCAGTTAAACAAGTTGTATGATATTCGATCCATTGCTTATGACAATTGGAATTCACATCACATTGCACCAAAGTTGTATGAAGAAGGATTTGACTTGATTGAATTTAGACAAGGTTTTAAATCTATGAATGCACCAACAAAAGAACTTCAGGCAGCGGTTGAAAGTAAAAAGTTTAATCATGGCAATAATCCAGTTTTGCGTTGGATGGTAGGCAATGCATCGGTGAAGTCTGATCCAGCTGGAAACATAAAACTTGAAAAGGACACACGTTCACCAAACAAAAAGATTGATGGATTGATTTCAAACATCATGGCATTTGGGTTGTGGCTTGACAAGCCTGATTCAAATCAATCTTATTTAGAGCAAGGAAATTTATATATAATATGAAAATACCGAAAAAAATATTTGATGTGTTAAACAATAAAAGGAACTTTGATTTCTTGTTTCTTGAAATGCTACGACATCATTCACCTGAAGATGCTTATGATATTGCACTTGATTTGGTTCATAATTATGCACCACATTTTAAGCACTACAAAGACTTTGATTCGTATCGTGTGATACTATCAAATAAAAACAATCGTGAAATTGAAATTCCTGAAGAAATAATTGATGCAGTGACAAAAGGTATTGATGACTTGTTTCATAAGCATTTAAAAAAAGTCAAGATTCGAAAAATGGCTTATGATCAATGCGTGAAAGAAATAAATAAATATTTACCTGAATATAAACCACATCGAAATTATCAATCATTTAAAGCATTGCAATCAATAAATCATAAAAAAAAATAATATATTTGCATAACATATAATTTATTTAATTCCATATAAAAATCCATGCATTATTTAAAAGTGTGTGGATTTTTTTAGTTAAAAATATTACATTTTAATTAAAAACTAATGTTTCATTTTTGCATTAGTGAATTTATTTGGATTTGAAATCAAAAGAATAAATCCAGTCTTATCAGAAAAAAAAGGTTTCTTAAATGCAACTTTTGGTGGAATGGTTGGAAGAACACCAGTCACCGAAAAAACTGCAATGGGACTTTCTGCATATTGGGCTGGTGTGCGAAGAATCTCGGAATCAGTTGCAATGCTTCCAGTTGATGTGTTTAAAAAATCAAATGGAAAGCGTGAACAAGTATCACATCCTACTGAATATTTATTAAATGCTGAAGCAAATTATGAATCAATATCATTTGATTTCACACAAATATTAATCACATCAGCAATCAATCATGGGAATGGATTGGCCATTATTGAACGTGATCAGTTTGGAACACCAACATCATTGGTCAATGTATCACGTGAAATTTGTGAGCCATTAAAGTATGATGATGAAATTTATTGGAAAGTTGAAATAAAAGAAGCGTCAAACAAAGGGGAATCTTTGCTTGTAAAAGATGCGGACATTATCAATTTACGTGGGTTTGGTGTTGATCCAGTTATTGGTTTAAGTGCAATACAAGCACACAAACAAAATCTTGGGTTATCAATTGCAGCACAAGATTATGGTGCAGACTTTTATAACAAAGGAACAAGGATTGATGGATACATTGAATATCAAGGTGTTTTGAAACCTGAAACAAAAGATGCTATAAATCAACAATGGCAATCAAATTATGGTGCAAATGGTACACGTGGAACTGCAATCTTGGATGCTGGTTCAAAATATCATCGTATAGGTTTACCACCTGAAGATGCTCAATTTATAGAAACACGAAAATTCCAAAAGAATGAGATTGCGACAATTCTTGGAATACCATCACACATGATCAATGAAATGGAAAATTCAACTTTTTCAAACATTGAACACCAATCGATTGAATTTGTGACTTATTCAATTGGAACTTGGATTGAAAAGATAGAGCAAGAATACAGACGTAAACTTCTAAAACAAAATGAAAAGGTAGATCATTACTTCAAACATAATGTTGATCGTTTGCTTCGAACTGATGTAAAAACCAAAGGTGAGTATTATAGATTGATGACTGACATTGGTGCATATAGTATAAATGATGTTCTTGAATTGGAAGATAGAAATCCAATTGAAGGTGGTGATGATCGCTATGTTCAAATCAATAGAATACCTATTGAAGACATGAAAGAATATTATAAAAAGCAAGATGGCAACGTATAACGACTATCCACAATCAGCAACTAACAATGCAAAAAGAGCATTAAAATATGCTGAAAAAAATGGATGGGGGTCTTGTGGTACAGCAGTAGGTAAAGAACGAGCAAATCAACTTGCAAAACGTGAAAAAATATCACGTGATACAATTGCAAGAATGGCATCATTTAAAAGACATCAACAACATAAAGATGTTCCATACAGTGAAGGGTGTGGTGGTTTGATGTGGGATGCTTGGGGTGGAACAAGTGGGATTGAATGGGCTATAAGTAAATTAAAAGAAATTGATAAAAATAGAAAAGTAATGAATAAAATTGAAAGACTTGCAGAGGTTCGAAATATAAATGAAGTTGAACGAACTGCACAATTTGTAATATCAACAGAATCCATTGATAGACATGGAACATCATTCAAACTTGATGGTTGGGATTTGTCGACATATGACAGAAATCCAATTGTTGGATACAATCACGAAGTGAGTGGTTCTAATCCTGATACTATCATTGGAACATCACGTGTCTTCAGGGATGGAGATGCGTTGATTGGTGAGGTAACATTTGAACGTGAAGGAAAC